CCTGTAGCACCTGCAGGTGGTGGTAGTGGCCGTAGCAGAGGACGCTGGCGTCGCCGACCGGGTGCATCGCGGCCATCTTGCCCTTCCACCATTCGCGTGCCTTCGCGAGCGGGATGCCCGAGGTTCGGAACTGGTGGCCGTGGGCGAACGCCACGGTCGTGCCGCACACGTCGAGCGTCAGGGTCATGTCGCCGTCGGGCAGGGTGAACCGGACGTGCCCGTAAGCGTCGGGGTTCGCGGCGAGCACCTCGGCGGCCTGCTCGAACACCTCGAGGTCGGCGTTGTCCTCGAACGTCGTGAACGATTTGCCGGCCTTGCGGTTCTCGCCGTGGTTGCCTGGTACGGCGCCGACGATGACCTTGGCCGGTAGGCGGGACCAGTCGGCGAGCATCGTGACCAGCATCCTGCGGACCAACTTGACCTGCTGACGGCGGTCCAGCTCGACGCTCCACGTCTGTTGCGAGTAGTGGTCCCCGCACCCCTCCGTTAGGTCACCGAGGCCCACGACGTACAGGTGCGAGACAGGCCGGCCCTGCTTTGCGAGCTCGCGCATCCGCTCCGGCACCCGGCGCTGCAACTGCAGAAGCCGCTCGACAAGCGCGTCGACACCGCCATGGTCCGCCTTGCCGGCCTGCCAGTCCGACAGCAGCACGACGAGGGCGCGCTCCTCGAGGACGTCCTTGGGCGGGCGGGGCTTGCGCCGCTTGATCTCGCGGACAAGGTCGTCGAGGTCGGGCTGGTGCTGCGACGTCGGGCGGACGGTCGCCCGGTAGTAGAACATCCGCTTCTCGCCGGAATCCCACGACCGGACCTGTACCGGGGCGTCCTCGTCGACCTCCCAGTCGGCCGGGTCGAGGCCGAGGTTCCACAGGATGTGCGCCCAATCCTTTGGCGGGGTCTCGCCACCCTGGACGACGAGAGTGCCGGCGGCGGTGTCGACGCCAGGCTCCCACCCGGTCGGATGCTTCGGCCGGCGCTTGCGCGCCTGGTCGACGTCCTGCTGGACGGCAAGAAACGGGTCAGTCTCGGACATAGCGGCGCCTGAAGTGACCGACCTGCTGGTAGGAGACCGGGTGGCCCCACCGTTTTAGAACCGTCGCGATCGTGCTATGGCGTATCTCGCGGTTGTGCAGGGCCCGGTCGAGCGCCTCACGCTGCTCGTCGTCGAGCTGTGGGATGACGCGCTCCCACCAGCCGGCGGTGCCCGGTTTGACTGCAGCCTGCGCTAGCTCGAACTCGTCCATCACGCCTCCCCAGGCTCAGGACCTGTGGACAACCTACCCGGTCGCACGCCTGGAGTCGACGAGGACCGACAGCAGGGTCCGCAGGGCGGTGATGTCGGACTTGAGCTCGCGGTTCTCCTTCTCGAGGGCAGCGAGCCGTTCCTCCATGCGGGCGAGCCGTGCGGACATCTTCCACGCTGCGCCGGCGATGACGGAGAGCGGTCCGACGTAGGCGACGAACATTTGCAGCTCAGTCATGTCCCAGTCCGTTCGCGATGCGCTGCTGCCATTCACGGTAGGACAGGGCGCCGGTGTCGACCGTCTTGGCGCGGGCGTTGATCGCGGGCAGGGCGTCGATCAGGTTTCGGCCGGGGCAGGCGGTCTCGCCGACGTCGCGATGCGGGACGTACTGGTCGGGACCCCAGGTGCCGCCGTGCCAGTAGGCCCACTCGGCGAGGTCGTCGATGGCGTGGGCGGGCACCTCGTCGGTCTCGTAGTTGCCGAGCACACAGACGGCGTGGCCGGAACGGTTGTAGCCGCGGGTGTGGGCGCCGGCGACGCCGGGGCCTCGGCCTTCGTACCAGGTCCTTGAGGACGGGCTGTACAGCCAGGTGTAGGCGATGTCCTGCCAGCCGCGGGACTGCTGGTGGAACGACTGGATCGAGCGGAGTACCTCGGGGCCGCCGTCAGGTCCTGCTGAGTGGTGCAGGAACAGGTGGCGAACCGGGACAGCGATGTCCTTCGGTCGGCCCTTTGGCGGCCGTGCGCCCCAGCCTGCGCGACGGACCAGGTCCATCAGTCTTGCGCAGCTGCACGCTTACGACGTGCGGCCAGCGCACCCTCCTTAAGAGGGACGATGGCGGCGGCGACACCGGCTGCGACGGCCGACAGCAGCGCGGCCCCTTCGACGGCGAAGGCGTAGGTGCCGGCCAGGACGCCGATGAACGCTTCTATGAACGTCCAGAACGTCCTGTGAGCGGTGTCCATCCAGTCAATCACTGTGGCGCCTCCGGGTAGGGCAACTCGGCCTTGATCGCGTCGACAGCCGCCTGCCAAACTGCCAGGTCGCCTCCTTCGCGCTGCGCGTCAAAGAACATCCCGTCCGTCTCAACCTGGTAGCGCGCGCGACGCTGCGCCTCGACAGCTGCGCGAGCACGGTCGTACTGAACCTGCGCCCACGCGTCGTCGAGAGTCTTTTTAGAAGGTTTGGGTGACTCGTCGAGCCATTCGAGGCCCGAGTAGTCGTTGCCGCTCAGAACCCACTGTGCGCCTTGCCGGATGGCGAGGAGGACTGCTGCGTAGTCGGTCATGCTGCGACCTCGATGGCATAGAGTTGCGCGGTCGTGTTTGGGTTTACGAGCACGGCCGTGTTAGACGCGTTGGAACTCTTAAAACGAACCTTGTAGGTCAGCGCGCTCGTCGACCCAGGTTCGACGTAGCCCCAGATGTTTACGGCGTCTGCAACAGATGTGACCGTGCTGCCGAAACTTACGCCGAGTTGCGTGCCTTCGGCGCCTGAAAGGGCAGTGTTGCTTGAGTCGGTGATGATGACGGACCAGCGCTGGTCTCCGGTCGTGCCGGCGTTCATCTGCCCATACGCGGTGTAGACCAAAATGAGTCTGCTGGTTGAGTAGACCGGCGTGATGGTGACGCTCAGGTTTGCGTCGACGTAGGACGTGCTCGTTGTCGTCCGCTGAATCGCGTCAGTTGCACGGACAACCTGGACGATTTGTCGGACGTCGAGCATGGTCGTGTCGATGGCCGACCCGAGCGTGCGAATCGCCGATGCACCGTCCTTTACGAGGTCTGTGTCGTCCGGCGTTGTCCAGCCAAAGTTGGTGGTGGTTGCCATCGAGTCTCCTAAGCGTTCTGCCAGTCGAGCGTAGCCTCTACGCCCGCCCAGGTCAGGGTGTCGGGGATGTCGGGCCACCGGGTCTGGTAAATCGAGTAGCGGGCGTCCGAGGCGTACACCTCGACGTTTGCGAACTCGGCGGTCAGCTCGTAGTTGACGCCCTCAACGAAGCCGTAAAACACGCCGGCCGGGACGACGCCTACCGGGATGCTGGACACCTGCAGGTAGTCGTTGATTGCGAGCTGCAGGAGGCTGTCGGACAGGCTGTCGGTGACGTTGTTTAGCCGAACGAGCAGCGGCCCTTCGAGGGATGCGGCGGGAAACGCCTGCAGCTGCGCGAGCCGTTCGGCGAGGTCGGCGGCGTCGTCGGCGTCGTTGAGCAGGGTCAGGTAGTCGCGTGTGACGTAGCCGTACTCGGAGACGGAGTCGACCGCGTTGTACTGCACGTTTCCACCGTCCCAGGTCAGGTTTACCTGGTTGACGATGTCGTCAAACCGTTCGATGGCGACGCCAGACGCGGCCGCGATCGTGGACGCCGGGATGTCGAGGGGGGTGCCGAGGGCTGCGCCCTGCCGGTGGGTCGAGTCGACGTATCCGACGCGGCCGTCGCCGGTCTCGTAGACGACGCCGCCGGCGGAGAACATGGTCTGCGCGAGCTGCCCGACGGTGCTGGTCGGGACGTTGGTAAGCGCTGCGATGCTGTAGAGGCCGGGGTCGATGATAGTCGGGTCGATGCCGTAGTCGTCCCACGTCAGCGTCGCGGGCACGTCAGCCCAGGTCTGTGTAAGCGGCTGCTCCGCCCACTGCTCGCTCAAAGCCGAGTCGAGCAATGCCTCGATGCGAGGGCCGTCGAGCTGGACGCCGAGGGTGTCCTCCTGGTCGCGGCGGCCGGCCTTGGCGAGCGGGCCAAAGCAGTCGATGGACAGGATGGTGCCGGCGAACGGGTCGAACTGGGCGGCGATGGCGTGAACCTTGCCGCTGAACAGCCGGGAGGTGCCGCCTGCGTCGAGGCCGACGTCGATGGTCGTGACGTCGCCGATCTCGGGGCGGGTGGCGGGGTCGAGGAGGATGATGCGGGCCGAGCCGGCCTGCAGGCCTTCCCAGTAAGAGCGGCGTCCACGCTGGACGAACACGGAGTCGATGGCTTCGGTCGTGTGGGCGACGCCGTCGATGGTGACGGTGACGGTGCGGGGCCAGCCCATCAGCGGACCTGGGCGGATGACCCGATGCCGGACCGGGTGCCGAGCTGCTGGGCCCGCTCGATCTCGCGGAACACCTGGTAGGGCGAGCCGACGATGCCGTTTACGACGACGGTGCGGCTGGTCCCGCCACGGCCGGTAACGTTCCCGGTGCGGCGCTGACCGGCCGGCGTTGCTGTTGCAGCTGCGGCAAGGCGTTCGCGCTCTACGCCGGTCAGGCCTACACCGCCGGTGGCGAAGCCGGACGGCAGGTTTTGCTCGGCGTACACGGTCGCAGCACCGGCAGCTCCGATGACGGCAGCGAATGCGCCGAGCGGCGTCGTGAGGGCTTTGTAGGCGGCCTGCAGCGTGGAGAACACCTTGAGGGCGCTGTTGAAGCCAACAAGGGCGACAGACAGAACACCTATTGCCTTGGCGACGGCGACGATTTGTTCGGGGTCGGACTCTGTGAGCGACCGAACAAACGAACGGAACTGGGGGAGAAGAAGTTTGATAATGGGTAGAAGTTCTTCGCCGATCTCGACGCGGAAGTTTTGCAACTCTGACGTAAGTTGCTTCTGCTGATTAGCGAACGAGTCTGCTGTACGAATGGCGTCGCCCTGTTGCAGCCTCGTTTGCCTCAGGATTTCATTAAATGTCGCTACGATTTTGGTCTGAGCGTCGAGTTCGTCCTTGGACTCGATAAGGCCGTCAGACAGCGCGCCGTTCTCGATGGCGGCAGCGTTGAGTAGCACCCCGTAGGTGCGAATGGGTTCCGACTCGCCACGAAGCGCTGCGCCGAGAGCGTTGATGGCCTGGTCGACCGTCGTATTGTTGAACGAAGCAAGGTCAGCGGCGAGAGTCGTCAACTCGAGCGTGAAGTCGGTCAGGTCGTCGCCTGAGAGTCCTGCCGCCTGTCCGAAGATACCGAAGGTTTGAGCGGCTTCGAGTGCTGCCTGACGGCTGAGCCCGAGACCGGTTGCTGTCGTGCGTGCGTACTGCTGCAGCTGCCGCGCTGACCGTGCGCCGAAGATTTGTTCGACTGCCGAAGACGTCTCGTCGAGGTCCGAGGCTGCCTGGATCGCGGATGCGGCAAGCCCGCCGATGGCTCCGATGGCGACGGTGGCGAACTTCGACGCCTGCTCGACGCCCTGTGAGAACTTCTTGAACGACGAGCCGGCCTTGTCGAGGTTTGCACCGAAGCCGGAGACGTCAGCGAGGAGGCTGAGCTTGAGGGTGCGAAGGGTCTGCGATGCCATTACGGCTTCCCCCAGGTGTCGGCGACCTTCTGTGCGCCCTCGATCCAGCGGCGCAGGATGTTCGGCTGCAGCCGGCGCAGGCGCGGGAACAGCCACCAGCCGCGGTTGCCTCGGCCCTCGCGGGGCGAACGTGGCGGGCCCTGGAGACCACCGCGGGAGCGGGCACGGCGCTGCGCTTGGTTGCGGAACCGGTCGCGCTGCCGCTGCTCGGGCGAGCCGAACTCGGACAGGAACAGGAGCGACCCGGCGGCGACCCGCCGGCCGTCGTCGGTTGTGTACCGCTTGGCACCGCCGAGGGTGACGGCCGGGGTGCGGTCGCGGGCGACGCGGGCGGACTGGGCGACGAACGACGCCTGCTGGGGGTACCAGCGGGTGCCGCGGGCGGCGTTGCGGAACTCGCCGACAAGGTCGCCGGCGATCTCGCGGGACAGGTCTCGCAGGTCCTGGTTGGCCTGCTTGTCCATCTTTGAGAAGGCCCGCAGGATGCCCTGTATGTCGCGGTCGTTCATGCGCACCGTGACCTTGCCGGACGTGTTCCGGGCGGTCGTGGTGGGCATCTCAGGGCCTCCTGTAGGCCTCCTGGAGGGCCTCCTCGGCGGTGAGGAGGTCCCGCAGGT